ATCTCTGGGTCCTCGCGTTCCTTCTATGGTTCCCTTACATAGCTCTGGCGTGGTACGACTACGCTTACGCGTGCCGCGACAAACTTGACCCGACCATAGTCCCCTTTGGTCGCATGTTCTGGCTGCCATTCAAGCCCCAGGGTTACAAAGATGAATTTCACAAAATGTCTGACGAGCAAATTCAACTTATGAATAGCGTCGACCACCTGGTTGGCTGGACGGTTGTGGCGGGTGCCGCAGCCTTTTTTTTACTCCGTAATAAGTAATGGACCCATGTGCCGAAGTGAATGTCAATGGGAACGGGGTCGCCAATGCGCTCAAAAACGCAGTTGGCACCCCAGAAGATCACTACATGGAAGAGATTTTTTCAAACACTATTAAGTTTGGAAAGTTTGCTCTCCTCGCGCTCCTCCTTATTCTGAGCTTTATCAACGGGCACAAAGAGTATATTTCTGAAAACCCACGCAAGTTTATGTGGGACAACTTCGCAGTTGGAGGACTTGGCGCTATTGCCATATCAATAATCGCGGCCATGAGAGGCCGCTCAGACCTCATCCCGAGCTTGGCTTTCGTCTCCTTCCTCCTCTTTTTCGTTTACAACGTCTTCCGTGAACTGTCTGGGTTTAACGTCGTCACAGACCCCACCAAACAGACGCAAGGCGAAGCCAAACAAGCAAAGGCTCTGAAGTGGCCATTTTTGGCTCTCGTCATACTTTCCCTCATTATTTTGCCATTGATGGCGTTCAAGGCCAAGGTGGCTCACCCACTGGGCTTTGGTTGGCTCGCATTAGAAGCACTTATATTGGCAGGATTAACAGCTCTTGGTGAAATTCTTGTGGCAAAGAATCATGGTGAGCACGGTTCTGCTGTAGCTATAACAGGTGCGGGTAACTTTGTACTATTTTTCTTCTTCCACATCATCCTCCAATACGGAGGATTCTACAACCACGTGTTCTCAACTGGCGAGGCAGTGGCCTAAAGGCAACAGACCCTAATAAGTTAACCAAATGAGCTATGAACGGCTCACACATGTTGAGCATATCCTCAAACGGCCCGATACGTATGTCGGGTCCCTCCCTCCCGAATCCGGACAGTACTGGATTCGAGACGGGGTCCACTTCAAGCTTTCTGAACTTTCTGTTTCACCTGGCTTGGTAAAAATCTTCGACGAGGTTTTGGTCAACGCAATCGATCAACACTCTCTTCATCCGAAGAAAGTGACGTGTATCGAGGTGAACGTCGGTACAGACAATATTACAGTTTATAACGCAGGTGTTGGAATTCCAATCAAGAAACATGAGAAGGAGCGTGGTGAAGACGGCAAGCCTCTTTGGATCCCCGAGCTCATCTTTGGGCACCTTTTGACCAGTTCCAACTACAACGACGACGAGCAGCGCGTCACGGGCGGCCGTAACGGCTACGGCGCCAAGTTGGCCAACGTCTTCAGTTCTAAATTTTACATCAAAATTAGTGACGGTAAGAAAGTCTATGAGCAGACCTGGACCGACAATATGAGCAAGGTGGAACCTCCTGTTATCACGGACCAGAAGTTGGTTCCTTTTGTCTCAGTCTCATTCTGGCCCGACTGGAAGCGTTTCGGGGGTCCGGGTGACTTTGTAAAGCTCGTGGAGAAACGCACTTGGGACGCGGCTATGTGGTGCTCCAAGGCCGATGTCTATCTTAATACCCGTAAGCTTGAAGTCCCGAACCTTGAGGGATATGCTAGGATGCACGTGGGCTCTGCTCCACTCGCCAAGATGCACACCGAGAATTTTGAAATTATAGTAGCCCACTCAACATCTGGAGCGTTCCAGCAGTGCTCGTGGGTCAACGGTATCGCTACGACCAAGGGTGGGACCCACGTAGACAAGGTCACCAAGGCTCTGTGCGATGCGATCGCGGCTGACAAGCGCGTGACGGTCAAGGCGGCTCAGATCAAGGCGGCTCTCTTTGTGTTTGTCCGGGCCGTTGTGGTCAACCCATGCTTCAGTAGCCAGACCAAGGCCGAGTGTACTTCAAAAATTACAGATGCCATTGATTTGAAACCAAAATTCGTCAAGGATGTCCTGGCCACGGGCGTACTGGACGACCTGGTCGCTCTTAGCCTCGCTAAGGTTGAAAAGGAGCTCAAAAAGACGGACGGAGCCAAAAAGTCGCGTATTACGGGCGTTCCGAAGCTCGATGACGCCAACTGGGCCGGTACTCACCGCTCTCACGAGTGTACGCTTATCGTGACCGAGGGTGACTCTGCGAAGGCTCTTGCCATTGCCGGTCTGAGCGTTGTAGGCCGCAACGCTTACGGCGTTTTCCCACTCCGGGGTAAGCCTCGCAATGTGCGGGACGCTACGGTAAAGCAGGTAACTGAAAATGAGGAATTCAGTAACCTGAAGAAGATCCTCGGGCTCCAACATGGTAAGGTCTATAATTCTGTGAGAGAATTGCGGTACGGCCGTTTGATGATCATGACGGACGCTGACCTCGATGGGTCCCATATCAAGGGACTGGTGCTCAATATGTTCCACGTGTACTGGCCCAAGCTCATCGAACTCGGCTTTGTGGTCAGTATGGTCACGCCCGTTATCAAGGCAGGGAAGGTGTGGTTCTTCACTGAAGAGGCGTTCCGCGAGGCACTTGCTGTGCGCTCCGGGGGTCTGCCAGGCACCGTCAAGTACTACAAGGGTCTGGGCACCTCCACGAGCGCAGAGGCCAAGGAGTACTTCCAGAAAATCGAGCAGCTGACGGTCGCCTTCAATTCCGATCAAAATATGAACGAGTCCATGTGCCTTGCGTTTTCCAAAGCCCAAGCTGACGATCGCAAGAACTGGCTCACGAGGCACATGGCGAGCCCACCACCGGGTATCCCCTACGGCCAAGTCAAGGCCTTGCCCATCACCGAGTTCATCCACCGTGATCTCGCCAACTTTAGTGCCGAGGACATCAAGCGTTCGATTCCACACGTTGCGGACGGCCTCAAGCCCTCCCAGCGCAAGGTGATCTACGCCTGCCTCAAGAAGAACCTGACGGCAGACATGAAGGTGGCTCAACTGGCCGGGTACATCGCGGAGCAGACAGCCTACCACCACGGTGAGGCGAGTCTCCAGGGTACCATTGTAAATTTGGCCCAAAATTTCGTGGGCGCAAACAACCTTAACCTCCTCGAGCCCTCTGGTCAGTTTGGAACGCGCCTGGCGGGCGGCAAGGATGCCGCCAGCTCCCGTTACATCTTCACGCGCCTGAGTCCTCTGACGAAACGGATCTTCGACCCGGCCGACGGGCCTGTCCTCAAGTATCTGACTGACGACGGCCAACAGGTGGAGCCCGAGTTTTACGCACCTGTCGTGCCGATGATTCTTGTGAACGGGGCAGAGGGTATCGGCACTGGCTTCAGTTGCTACGTTCCTCCGTACGATCTAGAGGTCATCAAGCACAATATCCAGTGTGCCCTTGACCAGGTGGCGATGGCCCCGATGGTACCGCACTTCAAGGGCTTCAAGGGCAAGGTGACCAAGACCAAGGACCACACGTGGGTCCTCGAGGGTATCGCGACGCAGGAGGGAAGCCAGATTCACGTGACGGAATTGCCTCCGGGAAAGTGGATCCAGGATTTCAAGGAGCACCTGGACGACCTACTCGAGAAGGGCACTATCCAGAAGTTTGAGAATCACTCCACCGAGACAACCCCTGACTTCCGTATCTGGGGCGGGTCCGTCAGCGACCTGGGCCTGACCAAGACTATCCACACGAGCAATATGTATCTGATCGGTCCAAACGGAGCGGTCAAGAAATACAGTAGCCCCGAGGAGATCCTGGTGGACTATCTCGAGGTCCGACTTGGGGTGTACAAGAAACGCAAGGCCTGGCAGCTCAAGCAATTGGACTCTGAAATTGAGTGGCTGTCGGAGAAAGCCCGTTTCATCCGAGACGTGGCTGTGACTCCGCGCATCCACGTGTTCAACGTACCCTTGGCACAGATTCACCAACAGCTTGAACGTGAAAAGTACGACGAGACGCTGTGGCCGAAGCTTCTGGACATCAAGACGTATCAGTACACGAAGGAGGAGGTGACCAAGCTCGAGGCTCTCTGTGCCGCCAAGCGCAACGAGCGCGCCACCCTGAAGGCGACGAGTGTGGTACAGATGTGGAAAAATAACCTCCGTGAAATCTAGAGATGGCCAAACAGGCCTTTGAGAATGTGCTAGAGCTCGAACGAAAAGCCCAAGCACCGGTACTAGATTTCTTTAAGAAGAAGATCCCTGGAGCTTTTGAAAAGGTGCTTGACTTTGAACGCAGGACCCAAACGGCCGCCTTGAATTTATTCAAGAAAGATGCGGTTCCAACACCCTCGGCTCAAACTCCAGCACCAGCTCCGGCTCCAGCACCAGCTCCCGCTCCAGTGCCAGTAGATGTGGTTCTAAATCCAGTTGAAATAAACGGGTTCTATTTATTGGCTGGAAATAACTACGTGACTTTTTACGTCACCTCCAACACAACTCCTCGAACCCAGATAAATGAGAATTGGGTGGCGACGGGTATCACCGGTCTCTCTGGTCAACTCATGGTGCGTCCTCCTTTCGATTTCAACCTGACTATAGACCCTCGGACACTATTACAGGACCAAAAAATAGTTAAAATTTCCGAAAAAGTATCAGAGTCTTATATTTGGTCTTTCAATATACAATCAGACACTGAGCAGTCTGTGGCGCCTTACCAGGAGGTCACGGGTGCGGTCCTTTATCCACCTGGTCAGATTGATTACACTTCTATGAAGCGTCAGTCGCCAATAACGGGAAATTATGCCGTGATACAGAACGTCCTTCAGTTTAATTTTACAGATGCGGCACCGAGTGGTTTTGGACCAGGCTGGACCGTTGAAAATCTCAGGGGATACGACAATGTCAAGTTCAGGGTTGTATCGTATACTGACGAGTCATATTACACAATCAAGCCCCAAACCTTTTCACAGGGTTCATTCATTTCCGGAGACGGAAGTAATGTGTTGGTTGTGCAAAGCTTCGCTATATTAGCCCCACTTGACACGAGTATTGTGCCTGAAAACACGCTCACTCCTGTAGTTTCAACTGGTCTCGCCAAGGAGCCGGGTTTCATGAGCACATTCGTTCCAGCCCGTTTTACAAACTTCGAGACTGGTTCGGCTACACGCAAGTTCGATATAGAGATCAATGAGAGCATCAAGGGCGGTGCGTCCAAGTTCAAACTCCGAGACCTTAATACTGGTTTCGAATGTGAAGACCCTGAACGAGGGCCCTTTGAGGATATAAAAGGCCGTGGGTTCAGCTCTGGTTCCGTGTTGGCGTTGAACGCCATAGGCCCTCAAGAAGAGCACTTGCTCTTACAGGATTTTAGCAAGTCCCAGTGGAGTCCAGAATTCAAGAGACACACAAACTCCGTCATGTACCAACGCGTCATTCCATTCCCTCCTCCCAATCCCTCATACCAAGGCAAGGTGATTCAATTGGAGCTCCTACCCACCGAGTTGGGCCACCTCCTGTCCAATATGTACCTTAAGGTGACCATGCCTGCGCTTCCAACAGGATCTCAATACTCCGCGCAGCTCGGTCGAGCTCTGATAAAGCAAGTGGATCTCCTCGTGAACGAGACGGTCATCGAGACGCTCTACGACGACTGGTATATCATCCGTGACCAGATATTCTTGGATGCCGACGAGCAGACGGGAATGTTCCAAGCCGTTGGCGGCTCTAATATCAACTCACAAGTGTCAACCGACTACATCATCCCCCTCGAGTTTTTCTTCTGCCGGCGCAAGTCCCATAACGACCAGGACGACGAGCGCCTACGCCGGCCTTACTTCCCACTTTGCGCGATGTGGAACCAGCGTCTGTACGTGCGCTTCACTTTCCAACCAAACACGTGGTGGTGTAACGTCGCCGCGCCCCACACGACCGACTTGGTCCTGCCCAAGCTCGTGACTGAGGAAATTTTACTCGAAAATGCAGAAAAACTTTACTATACCAACACCCCTCTCAAGTACATCGTGAACCGCGTCAAAAAGGAGTCGACCCTGACCTTTTCGGCCGGCAACCCCCAACTTCAGCTCACAGCCTCCTTCCCCGTCCAGACCCTAGCGTGGTTTTTTAGAAACAAAAATTACGAGGATGTCACTACAGGTCTTTATTCAGACTCACGGTACAACTATGGATACACCACACAATACATCCAGACGGGCGTTCAGCTCAACTTCCCGTCGGGTGTGTCCAACTACGTAGACGTGATTGACACTGCCAAGATTACTTTAAATAACGTGGACATTCTGAGCACGTTCCAAGGGTCGCTGTACTACACGTTCAAGCAGCCTTTGGAGCATGGACTTTCCATACCTTCCAAGAGTATTTATAGCTATTCATTCGGTCTCACACCCAAGGAGTACAATCAGGGTGGGTACCTCAATTTTTCAAAACTTAATTCGCAGACGACGACGTTGACGCTCGTGTTCAACCCGAGCTACGCGTCTCAGATTACACAGGGATACAATTTGTATATGTTTTACTATGGCTACACTCTTCTGGAGTTTCAGGGCGGCTTTGCTCGTCTTCCTTATGTTTAATAGGCACCTTCTCAAGGTACTCTATGATGCCGTTCTGGATACACCATTTCAGAAAGTTGAGCTGGGCACAAGTGGTTGTGAACCCCTGGAACTCCACGCGCTCCGTACGGCAAAACGGGTCAAAGAGCTTTTTGCTGTAACCGTCCAGGCTCGACTTGTAGGCTACGTGGACCGTGAACATCTTCCCGGTAGGGGTGGTGTACGTCACGTGGTTTGCTTTCGCATAGTTGGTCACAAACCACTCGAGTTTGCGAAGGGATATACCCTTGCGGTGTCCCAGAATATCGTGTAGTTTTTCGCGATTCTCTGGTACATCAAAGAATTTAGAGAGGCTAGCCAGAAGAATCTCTGACTTGCTCATTAACTTTTAGAACTCTCAAACCTCTAACTAAACTTCCCAAGGAGCCTTGACCCGTTCCACAAGTTTAGGTTGGGGTTTAGGAACCTGAGACTGGTGAAACCCACAGTAACCGTTGTCAAGTGGCTGCTTCAGGCATCGCTTTTTGCTCTTCAGAATTCCTTTACAGAAAACACACTCGATACTGGACGTGTCTTTGATGAGTTGCTCGATAGGCAACTGGTACGTCTTGGAGATGAACTCGAGCATAGCCGAGATCCGCAGTCCTACCCTGCGAGAGACCTCCTCTTCAATGAGTTGAAGAATCTGTTGTTCCATACCTATTTAGGGTCTTCTATGTTTATGTAGCTTTTTTTGAAAACATGGCCAGGAACGCCTTCCGAGCCGCCACCTCTGACGTGCTCTCAGTCTTGGCCATGAATTTCTTGTCAAAAATGAGATCGGCACTCACAAGGGGCTCGAGCAGGTCCTGTACCGGCTTTTTGAACTGATTCGTGAAGTAGTACTGGTAGTCGAGTGGTACAGACTTTTCCTGAACCCATGCCGGGTCTTCAGCCTTTTCGTACATCTTCCCGTCCCCCTTGACGATCACAAACGCCACCCGGTCTCCTTGCTGTGGCTCGGAACCTGGTGCTCGGGCCCTGATCTTGTCCCGTACGGCCACGTGAGGTGTCGGCACCTTGTACTCAGCCGCGAGCTGCTTACTCATCAGAAGCTTTTCCATCGGCACCTTTCCTTGCATGAGGTCCCGAGCGGCTTCACGTGCTGCCAAAATCACGGGGTTCGGATCGCTCGACTCGAGGACCATCGACAGGAGCTTTTTGAGAGTCTCCCGGACGTAAGGGCAGCTGTCGCGCCTCACGACTTGTAGACCCTTGACGTCAATCTTTTTGAACTTGACGAGCCGAGTTCCATCCTCTTTTAGAATAGGGGAGCCATCCTTGTTTGACGCGCCCTCGTACATCTTGGCTGCGTAGCGCTTTTTGCTGTACAGAAAGTACGGGCAATAAACCTTTTCGAGTTCCAGGTCATTCGGAGCCTTGAAGAGCCGCGTACACTGCTCGGCAGCCTGTTCACCAAGCTGCCAGCTGTAATCGATAGCCTCTTGGCCCTTGCGGCCCTGGACATCAAATTCCACCATCACAGAGTCCGTATCTCCATACCGAACCTTGGCCCCTGGAAAGTTTTGTTCGACGTAGTTTTTCGTCTCCTCAATCATCTGGCGTCCGCGCATAGTGACGGTGGATGCGATGGCCACAAGTGGAAGCATACCTTTCGCCGCGCCCGTAAACCCGTAGATGCTGTTCATACTGACCTTGTACGCGAGTTGTTGACCGTTGTAAACAGCCTCCATAGGCGTCCCTTCTGCCGCCGCCATGAGTTTCTTGGCCTTTTTTCTGTAAGCCTTGAGGTCCATCAAAATAATAGGCAACAGAGAGTCTACACCTTGAGCGAACCGGTGTGGCCCAAACTGCTCGTACGTCACTCCCGGCAAGTTGTCGTACCGATCATGCATCACAAGCGTCGAATAGCACAGGTTATGGGCACACATTATGCTCGGGTACAGGGACGCAAAGTCAAGTGCCGTGATTGGCCCGTAGTAAGCACCCGTCTGAGCCTCGAGGACGGTCGCGCCTTCGTACTTGCCGTCATCAGGAGTGTTTGTCCTTCGAAAAGTGGGAATAACAAAATTAAGCTCACGGGCCTTTTTGGCCATCTGTGAAAAGACCTTAATCTGCTGTCCACGTTCGCTCAGGAAAGACAGTGGAACCCAACATGCCTTGGCCATCTCCACGAGGTTTTGAATCTGGCACACCTTCGCCATGATGGCGTGAGGCAGCTCCGTATCCTTGATACAGTACTGAGCCACTTCACCGAGCCGGACGGGATCACCTTCCTTGTACCGACTGAAAATCTCTTTGACCGGCATATCATTTTTCTTATCATTCAGGAAGTGCTTGGACACGTTATTCAAGCTGTAGCTCTCGAGCTTGTGCTCACGCTTGATATCTTGGAACAAGTCAAAGACGTACCGGCCTTTCATGGGCACCATCTTGAGCTCGTTATTCCCGAGAGCGTTCGAACTCAGGTTCTTTTCGACCAAGGTCGCCACGTCACCTCGAATACGACCCCACACGGGGCTTAGGCCGCAATGAATCGTCGCCCGTACGATCAGAAACTCCAAGTCGAACCCGAAGATGTTCCAACCGGTAATGATATCAGGGTCCGTCTTGATGAGGTACTTTTCGAACGCCTCGAGGAGCTCCTTTTCAGTCGCGAAACACTCCACGTCAGGCCCGGCCGTCTCTTTGAGGCACAGACACTTGCGATCCAGGTAGCCCTCTTGCCCAAACGCCTTGGTCGTCATACCAATCTGGAAAACGACATCCTTCGGATTCTTGGGGTCCGGGAAAGCTCCCGTACTCGAGTAGCACTCAATGTCGAACGACATGATTCGAAGCGGCGCAAGGCCATCACGGTCGAGCGGCGTGATGAACCGCCAATTGGGTGCCCAGAGGTTCACTTCGCATGTGGACTCCACGTCAGGCTCACAGAGTCCGGGATCTATCCAGCCGGTCGACGTACAGCCCGACACGTGCATAAAACGCAGGACGGGGTCGATATTCGACTCGTACATCCGGCATCCCGCAAGTTCGGGATGCTTGTTGTTATCCACACAATAGGCAAAGCTTCTGAGCGCTCGATGCGTCTTGAATTCAACCTTGTAAAAACGCGAAAGCTCACCGTTCTGAAAGCCCCAGAGGTCCTTGCCCCGGTGAACCTCGCATGACACGATGCCGCGCCAAAAGGTGCTTTTAATAAATTCCTTTACGTTTTTGTCCGTCTTGACAAAACAGTAAGGGTTAAACTTCGTCCCGAGGGAGACGGACCTGCCATCCTCGGCACGACCAAAAATTCTGATCGTAAATTGATCGTCTTGATCCTGGCCGTCCCATGCGACAGCCTGGAACTGTACCATTGTCTTTTTAGGGCCACACGTTTCTAAGTGTGGCACCAAGTAAAATACCTATAGTGTTCCATACAATATCAAGAGGGTTCATGACACAGAACCCATCTTCAAGAAATTCCCATATGAGACCCATGGTCCATAGCAAAAGTCGCTTGTCTGGGAAAAGATATGAACCTAATGCAAAATAAAGAACGTGTGAAAGATTCCAAAACGTGAAAACTCGAGGCCCGTATTGACGCCCCTCCTCAGATATATCCCGTGTTAGAAAAAGAACCAGTTTGTCTGACCCGCGGTACTTTATAAAATCTGTTTGCATGAATTTTTGAAATGTTATACCGGCTGCGAAAACTCCCAAGACTCCGATAATGATGTAGGTTACAAAATTCATCTAATTTTAGTCTAGAATTAAATCCCAGTGGACCCGAAACCAGCCGCCCCTCGCTCGGTGACGAGCCCTGTATTCTCGGATGGGACCTCCTTGACCTCGGGTGTGACGCACTGCTCCAGAATCAACTGGGCGATACGGTATCCTGGGCGGATTACGAATGGCTGGTTGACGTCCAGGTTCTGAAGAACCACCTTGACCTCGCCCGTGTAGTCTGGGTCGATGACGCCTGCCAGAGTGTCCAGACCGTGCTTCACGGCCAGTCCGCTACGAGGTGCAATGCGTCCATAAGTTCCTGGCGGGAGACCGACTGTGATGCCGGTCGAGACAACGACCCGACGGCCAGGCAGGACAACGTAGTTATCAGTGCTGAATAGGTCGTAGCCAATGGCACCTGGGGTTGAACGCGCAGGCAGAATTGCATGAGGTACCAGCTTAGTGACATTGAGTGCCATTGTATTTAGTAAGAGGTTGTTTTCTTTATAAAAACAGACCTCGCTTACAAGTAAATGGCAGTAAAGTCCTTGCTACTTGATATTGATGGCGTCCTCGTACGGGATCGCCTTCTGCTCGAACACGTCAAGGACAACTGCGTCAAGTATGTCGCCTCCAAACTTCCAGAGGCCAAAAACCCGCGCCAAGTGAACGAGATTCTGTACATGACGCACGGTCACACGGCTCGGGGTCTCTCCAAGGCTTTTCAGTTGGACGTGAGCGACTTCAATGACAAGGTGTACGACAAGCGCCTCTTGGACCACCTCGCCGAGGTCCTGTACAGCACCGACTTTCAGCTCGAGGCCAAAGAGATTCACGAGTTTACCCAAAAGGGATGGGACGTCACGCTCTTCACCAACTCCCCGGCAGTGTGGAGTGGCCGTGTAGCCCGTGCCATCGGAGATAACGTCTGGCTCAACTGTCCGGGGAGCGACCTTACAGAATCTCCCTTGAAGCCAGAGGCGGCTGCTTTCAAAGACTTTTCAAGGGTCAAGTCGCATATATTCGTTGATGACTCTTTGAAAAACCTCTTGACGGTTCGGTGGATGCCAAACTGGCACCCTATCCACTTTTCGGACCGGACCGAGAGCACGTGGTGCCCGACCATCGGCTCAATCTGGGAGCTTGGTCTCTTCCTCGACACGGCCGACTTTCTTATGGACCGGCACTGTCCTTCGCAATCCGATATAGTATATAATCAAGGTCCAGAAACAACATCTCAACATTCCGAGTGATGATCCGTTGGTACGAAAAGCCAGGGTCCAGCTCCTTGGCCAGGCCTTCAAGTAACGAATATGTTCTTAAAATTACAAGCGTTGTAGAGTCGAGCTCTACAGGAACCTTCGAAGCCTTTTCGCGAATCTCAGGGGAGTTGATGGTGAATGAGCTCAGATCGAGCGTATTTAGGTAATCAAAATATTGTTTGACAAAAATCTTTGTCACCTCACGATCACGGACATTCATGCCCATACGCACCATATTGTCCATGACCGCGTCGACGTTGCTCGTCTGGACGCCATACACAAAGTCGCGTATCGCCGTCTTGTACTTGTCTGTCACCTTGATTATGTTTCCAAAATCGTAGAGGACTAGAGTGTTTGACGAGAGCCCCAGGTTCCCTGTGTGTAAATCCCCGTGTATGACCCCTTCATAGAGCAACTGCTCCAGAAACATATTGATGAGCCTTTCAGCCTTGAAGGGGGCTTTGATACTTTTAGACGGTGTATAGTCCATGACTATGACGTCCTCATTAGACAACTTGGAATAGGGCCTAGGTATCTTTACGTCATCCCGGTCACGGTACATGTCCCTGAACAGAGCGATGTTTCTAATTTCCCTTTTAAAATCAAGCTCCGCCAATAGACCCTGTTCAAACTCCTTGAGCCACGGCTTGACGGCTTCGAGCCCGAAATTGGGGATCAGGGACAAGAGGCTTGTACCGTTTCGTATCAGGTCTAGGTCTTCCTTAATCTGAGCCTCAATTCCAGGTCTCTTGAACTTCAGGACTATGTCCCGATTTTTTAGTTTTCCACGGTGAACTTGCGCTATGGAAGCTGATGCGATAGGAACCGGATCAACGTTTGTGACCTCTTTTGGAATTTTGTTCTGAAATTCAGAAAAGTCAACTGGGGACACATTGTCCCTTAGGGGCGCCAAGTCTTTTGAGAATTCTTTACCAAAAATGTCAGGTCTATTACTGATAAACTGACCAACCTTGATGTACGTAGGCCCAGCCCCGTCAAGTGCCCTGCGGAGCCACTTGCCTCTGTCGGCTGGTGGGACCATCTTGAGTCCGATTCCAATTTCAATGGGCCGGACTGAACGTGGTGACCACATCTTCCTCTATTAGGGTTTCCCTATTTTATTTACAAATTTAAGCACAGCAACTATTCCTCGAACTAGATACGCACACGCGTGCTTGTAGCACATTTTTACTCCTTGTCAACATTTTCGTCCTCGGCCTCTGGCTCGTCCTCAGCCTCGTCGTTGTCCTCCTTCCACATGTCACGGGTCTTGTCAAAAAAGTCCTTGAGAAACTTCTGCTCCTCCTTGGCCGTCTTCTTCAGAGCCTCGTGAAACACCTTGAACGAGTCCATGCGCTTGGACTCGGCCACGCGACGTGCGCGGGCCAGGCGCTTGGGCTGCTTGAAAACGGGCTGGGACTTGGTCT